CCGGCTACATAATTGATGTTCATCTCATCTGTGCCATCTAGACCTACAGTTCTTGGGTCTACAGTTAATTCTTGTTTGACATCAAGTGTCAATTTCTGTGCATCGTCTTTTGTATTTACCACAGCCAAATCGCGTACGGTTATTGGTCTCATTATCTCCTGTTCGATCGTTGCGGGTTTACTATACCCAAATAATGATGCCACCTTACCAACTGCATCCGCTCCTATAGAAGTTGCAAGCGCAAAAGGTCGTATAACAGGAAATTCTGATACTGCCGTAGCGATGCGTGATACAATACCTGCCATGTGAGAAATAGGTCTTGATGAATACTCGTCGGATTGAGGTGAAATATTGGATGGATTGACTTGTGTCGGAACTGCAAATCGTATATCTTCGCACCAAGCAAAAACGCTAATATTTACCACATCTGTAGCACCACTAGCATGTCTAAGCTGATTCAATTGACGAAGAAAAACACGACCCATGCGAGTCCAATCAGTCTGTGTTATATCCAATACATTCAACGGTGTAAAGAAAGGCAATGTCATCTCTGCTCCTTCACTGCTTGTTGGGTTTAAAAAGACATGCGGTCGTTGTGACTCAAGGCATGCATATTCCCTTGTAGCAATGAGACTAATGAAATCATCATCGTCAAATAATGGATGATAACTCGCCAATACTCTACCAAAATGAAACTGTGTACCATTAATTAGGAATTTAAGGTGTAATCTCGCTCGCAATAATTTATAATTTGCAATGCGATTCACAACCCTCGGATTGTTAAAATACTCAAGCCAAGGGTTCATATATCCTTCCCATGATGGGGTTGCATCACCTACATTCCATTGATAGCTCTTAATTCGCAATGGGCGTCGGAAAAAATTGTCCAAACTAGCATCATTCGCCATAGCGTGATCACGTACCGAATCATATTCTCCATTAATATGAGTTTTAAAACCCGGATTGTAATCGCGAAAGACTACATTCTGCTCCTGTGGAGTCTCTCCTATACCCACTTCGTGTGATTGCGGTTGAATGTTTTCAAATCTCCTTTCTTCTCCTGATAAGCGTCTTTCAAGCCGATCTAATCGTTCATTGGCTGAATCTAATGCTTTCTTCAAATTATTGATAAGTTGCTGAAGTGATGCTATAATACATACACTTAGACAACCACCAATACCACTACCTATCGCGGCAATGGTCGCACCTTCCAGTGCTTGAGGGGATATAGCTCCCACCGGGCGTGCAAGTTTAGGGACATTGTCTGCAAGCTCCCTGTACTCTCTATTAAACAAAGGCATATATATATAAAAAACAAAAATGTAAATATGTATTAATAAACAAATAATAAACAAAAATAAACATGAAGCCTAACTATTAATACATCTCTAGTGGTATCCATACATGTCTATTTATCGTATGTGTCTTTCCATCGCTGCACTCTCTCTTCAAAAGAAATATGTACAGCGGGTACGGCAAGTGATAGATGCTCACATACTAATTTCATCTTTTCTTGTCGGTCTTCATAGACCTCCTTGCCGTGTGCAAACCATTCATGCATCGCAGTCTCAATACACGATATGGCTACCTGAGTTGGCGTTTCTGTCTTAGACTTTAAATTCGCATGCAATGAACGAAAAATAGAATCCTCATCCAATGCACCTAATTCTCTGTCAATCTCAGGTATAAAATTACCCTTCCTTTTCAAAAAATCACATTCAGAGACGGGCAAAAATCTCCGAACTTCATCCGTCTTGCTAGGCAAAGTTATTTTCATGTTCTTTGAAGCCAAAAAATTCTTGTAGCTCTCGAAATGAAAGCGATCTTCTACTTCCTGACTACAACTAGCTAAAAAATCATCACCATATGTTATCAAAGCAACATATTTTCGAAAATCCTCCTTTTCAGGACAAACATGAAAAAAGCCCATGCGTACAAGCAATGAATTCACAATGTCGTTAATCTGAACTGTGCAATTGTTACCAGAAGTATTCAAGTTGTATGCGGAAATCAAAG